GTGGCTGAGAAGACCATCACCGTTGACGACCTGCTGATCTCCAGCGCCTTCGTTTACGAGCTTGATGAGATCCTTTCTCATTACGACCTGCGTAGCGAGATCTCCCGTAAGATCGGCTATGCTCTGGCTGAAAAGTATGACCGTCTGATCTTCCGTGCTATTGCACGTGGCGCTCGTGCTGCTTCTCCTGTGTCTGCCACTGGCTTCGTTGAGCCTGGCGGTACTCAAATCCGTGTTGGTTCTTCGACCAACGAATCCGACGCTTACTCCTCCAGCGCTCTGGTGACTGCATTCTATGATGCAGCTGCTGCTATGGACGAAAAGGGTGTGTCCATGGATGGCCGTGTTGCCGTTCTGAACCCCCGTCAGTACTATGAACTGATCCAAGCTGTTGGCACCAACGGTCTGGTGAACCGTGATGTCCAAGGTACCGCTCTTCAGGGTGGTCAGGGCATCATCGAGATCGCCGGTATCAAGATCTACAAGTCCATGAACATCCCGTTCCTGGGCAACTACGGTACCAAGTACGGCGGTACCACCGGTCAGACTTCTCCTGGCAACACCGGTTCCTTCATCGGTGAGTCCCTGGAAGATGCTTCGACCGCTCAGACCGGTATCAACAACGACTACGGTACTGCCGCTGAATTCGGCGCTGTGTCTGCTGGCCTCATCTTCCAACGTGAAGCTGCTGGCTGTGTTGAGACCATTGGACCTCAGGTTCAAGTCACCAGCGGTGACACCTCCGTCATCTACCAAGGTGATGTGATCGTGGGTCGTCTCGCCATGGGCGCTGACTACCTGAACCCCGCTGCTGCTGTTGAGCTGTATGTGGGTGCTACTGCACCTTCTGCATTCTGATCTTTATTCAGATCTCTACTGGGGAGCTTCGGCTCCCCTTTTTTTTATCTTTTGATAGGTAACTATGCCCTTTCCTACTTATGCTGCGTCCACCGAACTGGATGCTGTAAATCAAATACTTAGCTCAGTGGGACAGGCTCCTGTCACCACACTAGATCTTCAGAACCCTGAAGTGTCTATTGTACTTAACACCCTCCGTGAAGTTAACCGTCAAGTTCAAACAGAAGGTTGGATCTTCAACACTGAACGTGATTATGAGTTGACTCCTGACAGTACAACTAATCAGATTACTTATCCATCCAATATGCTTCAGATCGACACCAACAAGCCTCACCATAAGGCTGAGTATGATGTCGTTCGTCGTAACGGTAAACTGTATGATCGTTTGAATCATACCTATACCTTCACTAAATCAATCAAAGCCGATGTAGTTTGGTTCTTTGATTACACTGATATTCCTCCTGCTTTTCAAGTTTACATCACTGCACGAGCTGCACGTATGTGTGCTGTGAAGATGATTGGAGATCGAGAAGTACAAGCACTGCTTCAAGAGCAAGAACTGATGACCCGTGCTGCAGCCATTGAATATGATTGCAACCAAGGTGATTATTCTATGTTTGGATTCAGTGATGGTAAGGACTATTACAACAGCTATCAACCCTTTCAAGCATTGATGCGATGAGCACTATTACCCAACGGATTCCAAACTTTTTGCTTGGCATTTCACAACAACCCGATAATCGTAAGTTTCCTGGGCAGCTTCGGGATTCTGTTAATGCGTTTCCAGACTATGCTCTTGGATTGCTTAAGCGTCCAGGCGGTCAGTATGTCACTGAATTGTACGGAGCTAGTTCTTCAGGCAAATGGTTTTCTATCCTGAGGGATGCTCAAGAAAAATATGTAGCACAGTATGATGACAATACGTTTCGTGTTTGGAGCTTGCTTGATGGCAAGCCTAGACGTGTTAACATGGGCACCAACACTGGTGTTCCGGGTACCTGTAATCAAACAGATCTTCAAACTGCACTAACTAATTACAACAATGCTGTAGCTTTAACTGAGACTCGTTTGACTCAGCTTAATGCAGCACAAGCTAGTTATGCTGAGATCCTAGCTGGACAAAACGCTACCACTATTTCTTTGTTCAAAGTTGATTACCAATACCCTAGTGGTTATGTTGATCAATTCCTGATCTCTGGTATCCTCAAAAAAGCTGACGGTACCTATCTTGTTAAGAACAACAATGCTGTTATCAGTGTAGCTTCTACTCTACCTAGTGGTTACTCGTTGGGTATTGAATACACTGATGAGCAACCGCTGTTGGCTGCTGAAGGTAATCGTATCTTCCAAGCTATTCTTGAAGTAGCTGCTGTCAACACTCCTGCTGAGTTGTCAGCTGCTCTGACCGCTATGAACACGGCTCAGACCAACTACGACAACGCTGTGTCTGCAGAAGCTACGGCTAAGACTGCTTATGACGCTGAAGTAACTGATTGCGTTATCTCCGCTACTCCCTCCAATGGTTACCTATATGGTGCTACGGCTGCTGATATTGAGCTGCTTACTCTTAATGACTACACCTTTGTTCTTAATAAAGCAAAGACGGTAGCTCTTAAAACTGCTACGTCTGCCGCTAAACCGCACGAAGCATTTGTCGTTATTAAAGTAGTTGGTACTGGTCACTACCGTATTTTCTTAGATGGTGTTGAGCGGGGTACTCATAACGCTGGTGCTGGTGGCGATCTTGATAGTATTATCAATGATTTGGTGGCTGACATCAACGGTCAAACTTTTGGTGGTAAAACCTATACTGCTGTCAAGGTTGGTCCTGGTATCTATATCAGTTCTACTGCTGCGTTTACTATTTCAGTGAGTGGTGCTGTATCCGACACCGCAATGTTTGTCTTCCAAGAGTCTACCCCTACCGTTGCTGACCTTCCTATCCAATGTAAAGACGGTTATGTCGTTAGAGTAGTCAACAGTATTGATGTTGATGTTGATGACATGTACGTCAAGTTTGTAGCCGATAGCGGTGCTACTTATGGTACTGGTGTCTGGGAAGAGACGATTGCTCCTGGTATTCAATATCAGTTTGATGAGCTGACCCTTCCACATCAACTAGTAAGACAGGCTGATGGTTCATTTACCTACGGTCCTGTTACTTGGGAAGATCGGTTGGTTGGAGATCTTGAGACTAATCCTAACCCTAGCTTTGTTGGTCAGAAGATTAACAACTTGTTCTTCTATCGTAACCGCCTAGGTTTCCTGTCTAACGAAGCAGTTGTTCTTAGCCGAGCTGGTGACTACTTTAACTTCTGGGTTACCACTGCTTTGACTGTTACTGACGATGATCCGATCGACATCACTGCGTCTTCGGTTCGTCCGGTAAACCACCGTTATGTCCGTCCTACCAGCGTGGGTCTTGTTTTGTTCAGCGACACTGAGCAATTCATCCTGACTACTGATGCTGACATCCTTAGCCCTAAGACAGCTAAGATTAACGAGTTGTCAAGTTATGAGTGTGATGCTTCGGTAGAGGCGGTTAACCTCGGCACTAGCCTGGCATTCATCTCTAAAACACCGCTGTTCACTCGTCTTTATGAGTTGATTGGTATTAGTACTGATCGTCCCCCTGAGATGTCTGAACAAACTAAGATTGTTCCAGAACTAGTACCTGAAACGGTTGATTCGTTGATTGCATCACCTGGACTTTCACTTGTCTCATTGGGTACTACTGGCAGCAGTGTTGTCTACCAGTATAAGTTTCTTGAACAAGGTCAACAGCGAGCCTCTGCTTGGTACAAGTGGGACTTGACTGGTAACCTATTAGATCAATTCTTCGATGCTAACACCTACTACGCTACTGTTACAGACGGTACTAACGTATTTGTTCAGTCTTATGACCTGACTCAAGCAAATGAAGAAGGTTTCTTGACCCTCCCTACTGGTGAAAAGACTGACATCTGCCTTGATATTTGGAACATCAACCCTTACCGAACCTATAACTCTTCTGCTAAAACTACTCGTATCTTCCTTCCTTACGATAACATCAGTGGTAAGACGTTCTCTGTGCTGGTCCTAGGAGGCTACATAGGCGGTTCTAATGAACTGTCTAGTGAATCGGTAGGCGCAGTACTTTATCCCACCGTACAGGGGACTGCAGGTGCCTATTACGTTGATGTAGACGGTGACTATCGTGGTAGAGATTTGATTATTGGTTACGTTTATACGATGACCGTTGAGCTTCCTAAGTTCTTTGTAACACAATCTGAAGGTCAATCTGCTACTTCTGACTTTACCTCTGATCTTATCATTCACCGTGTCAAAGTTTCCACTGGACTTAGCGGTCCTGTGAAGTACGACGTAAGTATTACCGGTAGACCTGAATGGAGTAATACCATTGAAGCTACTGCTCCTAATACTTATGATTTGAACAGCGTTAACATGTCTGCTGACGCTATTCATACCATCCCTATTTATCAACGTAATGAGAACCTCACCTTTAAAATTATTGGTGATACTCCGTTCCCATTGAGTCTGTTGAGTTTGAATTGGGAAGGTAAATATAACACTGGTTTCTATAGACGCTAATGACTACATCCACCCGTGGTTTCACCTTTAAACCAGCTACCATTAACGACACCTTAGAACTAACCAGTCAGATGCTGGATAGAGGTTTGCAAGATTTTGAAAGGGTGGGACAACATCCTATCCTTTCATTGGCTTTGTATATCCATGAAGATGACTCCTATCTAATCTACGGACCTGATGGGAGTCTTTATGGAGCTTATGGTGTGTCGGAAGACAACGCCGTTTGGATACAGATGACAAATAAAGTCAAAGATAATCCGCGCACAACCGTTAGATTCGGTAAAGCGTTAATGGAACATATAAACCGTCCTTATCTATGGACGACTATTGATATAACAAATACTAAACTAATTAACTTAGCTAGGTATTTGGGTTTTAAGGTACTACGGGTTTTCCCGGATGGACCTGATAATGTTTACTCTATAGAGATTGTACGATTATGGCAGGACCCAATGCAGGAGCAACTGCAGGACAAGGTTTTCAATTAGCATCCTTAATTCCTGGTATCGGTGAAGCATTCACTCTTGGCACCATGGCTCTTGACGTAGCCGGGATGTTTATGGATGATGGTTCTGGTGAAAAAGCTTACCAAGAGGCTTACCAGAAAGAGATGGGTCGGTTCCAAATGGAAGCCAGGAACCGTCAGCGTGAAGAGATGTTCCAAGCTCAACTAGCAATGGTTGAGAATCAACTGGAGAACAACTCTGTTGCTGCTTGGGACGCTTGGTCTTCCGAGCAGACCCGTCTTAATGAAGTTTACGGTAAAGCAGCTTTCACGGCACAAGGGCTGCTTAAAGCTCTGCTAGAAACACGTGGAACATTTGGAGCCAGTGAACGTACTGGTAAAAGTGCACGACGTGTGGCTGATGTTTCTACCTTGGGTGCTTACGGTCGATCCCGCGCTCAACTAACTAAACAGCTGCAAAGTGAACGTCAGGCTACGCTCCGTAGCATGAAGATGACTTATCGTAGTCTCAACATGGCTAACGAACGTGCTCTGGCTAAACTTTCCCCTGTCGCTATGGAGTTTGCTCCAGAACCGGCTTACACTGATTATACTACCTCTGGTCTAAAACAAGCTCTGCAAATCGGTGCGTCTGGTTTGACTGCTGTGAAGGCGGGTTATGATCTGACTCCAGCTGGTGATAAGTTCTTCGGTAAAACAAAACCGATGAAACAGGTTAAACTTGCAAAAGCTTAAACAATGAACGGATTTCAAGAACAACAGCTGTTCAGTGGTGCTGCTAGAGTCCAAGGATTCCAGCCACAAGAAACACCAGATTTAACAGCTGGCCTACGGGAACGTGGTGAGGTCGAACAAGCTAACTTGAAACGACTCGCTGCTGAAGAGAATCTGCGTCAAGCAAGTGCTATTAACAAAAAGGTTGAAGTTTATGAAGCTATTGGAAACTTAGGTATTCCGATGGCTAAACAACTAGCCGAGTTGACTGCTAAAAGCTTTCTTGATTCTCAAGCAATCCAAGCACAAAACGACTATCGCAAATCTAAGGACCTCGGTACTACCCCTGAGGGTACTAAGGCTTACCAAGATATTTTAGAACAAGCGCGTAAAGAAGGTGTTATTACCACTGAAGCTGCTTCCCAGCTGGCTAAACAAGGTGGTTCTCTTGAGCAAATTAATTACATCAAAGGTTTGCCCAGGTATCGCCAGTTGTACGCGATGCAGTACTATTTAACTGAAAAGCGTAACAACCTTCCTAATGCGTGGCAGCAGTTTAAAGCTACCGACACACAGCAATACACTGACGTTAACGGTCAGAAGTTTACTGTTAAAGACTTAGAACTTAATCCTGATAAACATCGTTCTAAGATTGTTTTCGATGCATTTACTCGGAAGCAGTATCTTAAAGATGGTTTTAGTCAGGAGTTTAACCCTAACCCTGAAGTCTCTCGCATTTATAACGAGGGTCTTAACGAGCTTCAAGATAGCTACCTTGCAAGTGTTGACACCCGAATTAATATCCAAAACTCTGAAGAACTGGTTAACACCGGTATTCAAAACTTCCTGTCTAACGGTAACTATAATGATCTAGTTCGTGCTTACATGAACTCTTATGATCCTAAGACTGGTAAGATCCGTGACAACGCTGCAGCACTGTCTGCTGCGGAAGCTACTATCGTTGGATTGTATGCTTCTGGTCAGATCACCCGTGAACAGGCTGTAGGTGTTCGTACTCAAAAGGTTGAGTGGGATAACAAGGGGCGTGACTTTGATAAGTTCTACGCTAACCGTCTTTACGCAAAGGATGGTTTGTTTGCTCAGATCAACGCTGTTGACAAGCGTAAACTGGACATTGCTAACACTCAAGAACAGATTAAGATTCAGCAGTTTGAAGATGCTTTTAATGAGCAAAAGAGACGGCTGCTAGCCGAAGGTCGCCGGTTTACCAACGAAGATGTGCAAGATCTTGTACGTTTTGGTCGGGATGAGTTGGGATTGTCTATGAGTGACATGAGCTTCATGTTGCAGGATTACCTGACTGCTCAAGAGGCTGATGATGAAGCACAACTTCGTCGTCTTCAACCTATTATTGATCAGCAAGGTTTTGTCGAAATGTCAGACCTTGAAGGTGTTAGCCCTGAACTTGTCGCTAAGCTTAACCAACAAAAACTGATTCGTGATCAGAAGCTTGAAGCGCTTACTACTGGTAATAAGCAGGAAGCTCGTGATACTATCCGCGCATTTACTGGTGCACGGATTAAACTTGAAGAAGGTCAGCCTGAGCCAGTAGAATTTGTTCGTCAGTATAACAACGCATATCGTGCCTATGAAAGGTACATGCGTGACTACATGCTCGGCGGCATGGATCAGACCGAAGCTCAGACGTTGGCTCTTAAACGTTTGAACGAGAACAACGCACAAGGTACTTACACTAGAACTGACCTGCGTCCACTTCCTAACTCTAAATTTGCCGTTGATTTGTCTTCAGCTCAAGGCAACCTTAACAACGAAGAGTTTGATTACACCACCACCATTCTACCGAACTCTGAACCTTATCTAGAAGCACTCGATAAATGGACCAAAGGTGATGGCGCTTTTCCACGATATTATACCCTTACTGCTGCTAGTAACAAGTACATTAGTGGTTGGGACCTGGCATCTCAGCAGTATCGCATCAAGTACGGACGTGAACTCGGAAAAGATGCTAAGCGGCGGGCATTTGAAAACCAGCCTGCCGCAGTTCAATCCGTCCTAAACTTCCATCCTACTAAGCGGAAACTGGAGCGAGCTAGGACTACTAACTTTGCACCTCAGGCTACTACTCTCAGTAATCCAGTACTTAAACGTGCTGCAGACATTACCTCTAACTATGAGTCGGCAGGCGCTGGTGGTTACAACGCTGTTAACCAAGGCGGTGAAGCTGGTGGTACTAAAATTCCTGCAGGATTCTACTCTGGTGATTTTAGGAACATGACTCAACACGGTGGTCGTGATCTTACTACGATGACTATTGGTGAGATTATGGACCTTCAAGCTGATCCTGGTAAATCCAAGATAAGTAATGCTGAGTGGGTTAGGCAAGGTAAACTTCACGCTGTTGGACGTTATCAAATCATTGGTAGCACCCTGAAAGGTCTTGTAAAACGTTTGGGTATTTCTCGTGATGAGAAGTTTACTCCTGAACTACAAGATCGTCTTTTCTTATCTCTTCTAAAGAGTGGCGGTCCTGGCCAGTGGGTCGGACTTAACAAAGCTACACCAGAAGAACTCGAACTACTCCGTCGCGCCAAGGCAATGCTATGACATTAGAACAACAAAGAATTGACGCGACTTCTATGGTAGCCAAAGAGCTGCGTGAACGAGAAGAAAAACAGCGTCAAGAGGAAGAACAGCGTAAAGCTGAACAAGCTCAATTTGAACAGGAGCAGGCAGCTGCTGCTGAACGGGAAGAGTCAAAGAACACAATGAATATGTTTGAGCGTGCTCAAGCAAACATTGATGACATGCGGGCTGCTAAGAAACAGATGCAGCCTAACCAGTATGGAGCCAGTGAGAACGCTATTGAACTGATTGACTCAGTTAAAGGCGGTATTGCTAAGACCTACGGATCTATCATGACGTTTCCCGAGCGTGCTTATGATATGACCACGGGTGCTTACCAGCGTGAGATCGCTGAAACTGGTGAGTACAAGCCTGGGTTTGATCCTCTTGGTTTGTCTGACTATGATTCAGGTACCAAAACTTGGTGGGGTAAACTCACTGAGATGGGTGTGCACTTTACTGGCATGGCTGGTGCTGTCAAAAAGGTTCCTGGCGTTGGACCGATGGTGCAACGAGCTGGTCTTAAAGGTGACTTAGCTGTTGGTTTTGTGTCTGATGCTCTATCCTCTACTTCTCAAGAGGGTAACATCAGCCAAGAAATCTACGAATCTAAGCTACTAGAGCGTGTACCTCTTATGGGTGCTGTTCTACAACCTGCTGTTGGTATTGTTGCTACTAAAGATAGTGATCATCCTTGGCTAAAAACTCTTAAGAACGCTGTTGAAGGTATGGGTGCTGACGTTATTGTCAGTAGACTTCTGCGTGGTTTTACTAATGGTAAAGCCGTAGATGATACCCGTAAAGCTGACGTTCAAAAACAAAAGGATGACACTGCTATCGAAGAGATGACTGCATCTCAAGATCAGCGGGCAACTAAAGAAGTTGAGGTTCAACAGTTTGAAACTGAGATTTCCACTATGGAAGCTCGGATCAAAGGTATTGCCGATGGTCCTAAAAAGGATCAACTGAATCAACAACTTGATATTCTTAAGAACGATCTAGAGACTACTAAGCAAGAATTGGAGAACGGTAAGTTTAGTGCTTACGTTAACCAGGAGATTGCTGACCCTTGGCTGGGTGCACCTAACTCTCGTGCTGCGTCTACCATTGAATTGGACAAACAGGCTAAGCGTCTAGATGACATTGGTGATACCCCTGGTATGGGTTCTACTGACGCTATCTTTACCCCTGCTCAAGCTAACCGTATGGCTACTCAGTCTGGTCTGCTGGATGCAGAGTTGGACAAGATGGGTCGGGAACTGCTGACTGATAAGAAATATCAGGAAGAACTTGCTAAAGCTAGGGCTAAAGGTCAGACCTTTACCGAACACTATAAGTGGCATTTTGACCGGTTGCAAGAAACCATGGGTCGCCACGCTACTGCTGTAGATGCAGAGGACTTCTGGAAACCATTCTTTGAGGATCCTGCTAACACTATTGGCGGTGAGGCGGTTTGGAGTTCTAAGAACGTTATTGCTGCTGACCTTGTTAACGCTTCGTTGTTTTCACAACTGCGTGACCTGGGTATTGCCAGCCGTGAGTTGGTAGATGTGGCAGATATTATGGACACTGATGGTCCGATGAAGACCATTGCTGACCGTCTGATCATTGGTTTGACTAACGTTAAACGTTCTCGTTACTTGCAATCTGCTGAATTCCGCGCTTTGCAAGGTAAAGAGTTGAAGGAAGCTGAGCTTAAGAATCGTACTGAAGAGATCCGCGTTGAGTCGGAGTTCGCAGTAAACACCATGATGGACCTGGCACAGCGGTCAGATAACGATGCTTTGGCACGTGCTCTGGCTGAGGCTTTCTCCATGAGCAATAAGATCCAGAACTGGAAAGACCTTGACGCTTACATGCGTACACGTCTGACTAGCATGGGTGTTAACGCTAACACTGGTCTAATGATTAAGGAGCTGCAAAGTGTGATGACACACAGCATCCTTAGCGGTCCTAAGACGCCTATTCGGGCTATGATGGGTACCAGTACTGCTGCTCTGTTGAGACCGGCTAACACCGTTCTTGGTGCTGCTATGCGTCGTGACTGGGATAGCTATCACGCTAACCTGGCTACGATCAATGCATTTACGCAAACTATTCCAGAAGCATTTAAGTTGTTTAGGACTAACTTGAACTCCTACTGGAATGGTGATGTGGCTACCATTAAAACCCGTTTCCAAGAGGCTCAAACTCGTTCTGCTGATGAGTGGGCATTCTATGGTGACTGGGTAGAGAGGAATGGTAACCTTGGTGACAAAGCTGCTTATCACATTACTAACATTGCTCGTGGTCTTAACAACAGTAAGTTTCTGACGTACAGCACCTCTATTATGGGTGCTACTGACGATGCTTTTAAACTGATCATGGGTCGTGGTCGTGCACGTGAAAAGGCAATGCGTCTGGCTCAAGAGCAAACCAAGAAAGGTATTGTACCAGAAGTAACTCCTGAGCTGCTTAGAAAGTACGAAGACAACTTCTACAACGATCTACTTGACGTTGATGGTAACGTTGATATTAACAGCGACACCTTTCTCAAGTCTATGGTTGAAGAGGCTACTCTTACTAAAGATCTGGACAACCTGGGTAAGGCTCTTGAAGATCACTTCACTAAGATGCCCTTTACCAAGCCGTTCTTCCTGTTTGCTCGGACCGGTATCAACGGTCTAATGGTCAGCTACAAGAACATGCCTGGCATTGGTTTGCTGCACAAAGAGTTCTACGATATTAACAGAGCTACGCCTGATGATCTGATGGCTGTGGCTAAGTACGGCATCAACACTGCCGAAGACTTGGCTAACGCTAAGGCTATGTACGCCGGTCGTCAAGCGGTTGGTGGTGCTGTGACTAGCATGGCTGCGTTCCATTACATGAACGGTGGTCTGACTGGCAACGGTCCGCAAAACCGTCAGCAGCGTCAGCTGTGGATGGATACCGGCTGGCAACCCCGTAGCATCAAGATTGGTAACACCTGGGTTAGCTACGACTCCTTTGAACCGTTTAACCTGATGTTTGCTACCATTGCTGACATTGGCGACAACATGAAGCTGATGGGTCCGCAGTGGGCAGAACAAAACTTTGCTACCGTTGCACTGGCTGTGGCTGGTACTGTTACCAGTAAAACATACCTTAGTGCATTGACTCAGCTTGTGGATGCTCTGTCGTTTGAAACTAAAGGCGGTGAAAAGATCATTGGTCAGCTTATGAACAACACTGTGCCGTTGGCTAGTCTTCGTAATGAGCTGGGTAAAGCTCTTAACCCTAACATGCGTGAAATCAACAACAGTATTGGTGAAACTCTGCGTAACCGTAACCTGATGTTTGAAGAGGGTCCATTCCAGATGCCTGTCAAATATGACATGCTGAACGGTGAACCGATCCGTGAATGGAACTTTATCGAACGTATGTGGAATGCCTTAAGTCCTGTTAACCTTAAAATGGATGACAGTCCTGGGCGGCAACTGCTGTGGAACAGCGGTTATGATCTACGTTTGACTGCTTATACCACTCCCGATGATGCTTCTATTTCTTTGAAGGATCATCCTCAACTGCGTTCTTACTTCCAACAAGAACTTGGTCGTTTGAATCTTGAAGGTCAGCTTAACGAGCTGGCTAAGAACAAACGTATTAAAGATTCTGTCAAGCTGTTTAATGAAGATGTTCGTATGAATAGTGGCGTTGATCGCCGCCTTGATCCTATGGAGTCTTACCATCACAACTTGGTTATTAAGAACCTGTTTGAAAGTGCACGTAAAAAAGCTTGGGCTAATGTGCTCAAGAAATATCCAGAAGAAACTGCACCTCTGTATGCAGAGGACAGGCGGCTTAACATTCTTACTGAACAAAAGCTGCTTGAAAGTAAACTTCTGAATATGCCTAAATAATCCACCCATTACCCTAAATCTCCTAGCGTAATGGCCACAACTGAAAATACATTTACAGGAGATGGTTCAAC